TGATACTGTAAAAATTCGCGATATTTGGTAAAGTTTTCTAAGATATTTGGATAAAGGAAAATTATAAATTTATCCAAATATCTTAGAAAAGATATATCTTTTAACACTAAATATACTGATAAATATTTTAAAATTTAACGCCAAAATACAATAAAATATCACCAAACATAAAACTCCAAGTACTAAAAAAGTTTTAAGTAAACTAATACAAAGTCAGTTAAAAATATTCAATAAAATAACTTCAAAACAACATCAAAAAAATTAATTAAAACCTTCAATAGTCAAAGAGCAATCACTTTGCATAGGGTACGAAATATTAATATCAAAATCTCGATAAAATCCGTACACAATTAGAGCCGTATAAAGGTTATCTTTACCTATCCAAACGACAGGCGTAGCTCTAAAAGCTGACAATCTTTTATCAACTACATTGAGACTAGCATTATTAATGATTAGTTTAGCCGTTATGCGCTTAGTAAATGCTTTTTTAGTAAGAGTAGTATTGCCCCATCGATCGGTTTCTTTTAATGAGTAATCAATAATACCCACAGTCGAACCATAATTAATATCACCGAGTTCAAACGCATTACCTAGTTCTAACTTGCCTATTTGCACAAGTGTGGCATAAGTAGCGCCGACCAAAGTTATATTCAACATATCACCGGCAAATGTTTGAGCAAATCCAGAAAAAATATAATCTGTTTTGTTTGTGACAGTTATAACCGTGTCAACACTGGCATCGCCAATTGCATTTCTAACGCTTATTGCAATAGCATTAACGCTAGATAATCCAATGAATGCTATTGTATCGATAGGAGTACTAAGGGTTATTGAGACATTAATATTATCGTTTTTTTGGGATTTTGTGCTACCAAACGCATCAAACATCCGCCAGCGATTAGTTGACGATATTTCCTCCCATTTTGGCGTTGTTCCAGTTAAATTTAAATCGGGTTGAGAACCTGTACAAGCAACTTGACATTGATATATTTTATGAGTTGATGTCAATATACAATAATCATCTATCGCATAAGTTACCGTACTACTCCATACCGGTGGGGTAATTGTAGTTACACCTACAACATCGGTAGCAGGTGTCCCCGTCACAGACTCCGCTATGTTAGACGCTGTCAGCATTGCGGCTGTGATAGGCATAGGCACTATAAACTTCATGCGATTACCTTAACATCGATGGGATCATTCGTCTTAACAGGGATGCCGTCAATATCCCAGCGCTGCATTTGTTTAATAGTGAACTTTCCATTATCAACAATAGCCGAACTTTGTGCCCGTTGATCTTGTCTTAATAACTTAACCTCTTCTCTAAGGGCTTTAACCTCGGCGATTAATTCCGAATTATCCAACATAGACCTAGTTTGTGAATTGCTAAAAATCCTAGCAGGGCCAGTGACCTCCAACTCAGGGCCATTTTCCCCTACTAGCCGCAAACCGCCTGCATGGTCGCCACCAGACGCATACCCATAGATTAATTTATGACTAGATACAAAACTTTGATTTAAAGCAGCATCCATAGCCTCAGCCGTTATACTATTATGATATCTTAATGACACATTAGCTAAAGCAGCTGTTACATTCGCTTTTATTTGTGCATAAGCATCTACAGATAAATTAGGATCAAAGTCATATAAACCGCCCGCCGCGCTATGTGCTGTAGTCTTAGTATTAGCAACATCAGTATCAGTATAAGTATGGTTATACTTTTTAATAGTATTTATAGCATTATCAGTACTCCATGTTGATGCCAATTCATTAAAAGCAGTATGTTTTTGAGCTAAAACAGCAGCAGAATTTGCGGTGTTTTGATCCATTCCATGCTGTGCTTCATTTATATTATTAGCCGTTTTAGCCGCATCATAAGCCGTATTAAGCCCAGAGTTATAAGCATTTAGTTGACCTATAGCCCCAGAGTCACTCCCGTAAGTCTGATATTGCCCTGGGATAGCATGACCCTGGTTATCTTGTAACGGTATAGGTTGGCCATCAGCACCGGTCATCGTAGTACCTGCTGAATGCCCGAGCGCATTAATTGCGGCTATAACATTATTAACAGAGGTATTTATGGTTATTAAACGACTCACTTGGGTTTTTGCAGTATCCAGTTGTAACTGAGCGGTATCTTTTACATCAGTTGATTGTGCAATGCCTAACTGGATAGCAGCTTGAACACGACTATAATCTTTACGATAAGCAGCCGCACTAGACGATGTAGCCATCGAATTATTTAAAAAACTAGTCGCATTACTTTGTAAAGAACCCATCGCATTTGAAAAAGCCGTATGTTCAGCATCCGTACTGCCATACCCCTTTTGAATCGCACTGACATTATTAGTAAACTCAGCCCTAACATTACTAGTTTGTAAAGCCGCACCACCCGGCGCTAATGCCCCTACCGACAACTCTTTACCAAACGATTTTAACCCATCGATAAATCCCGTCATCTTACTGATAGTGCCTGTCAGTATGTTAGACAGGTCATTAAACGTCGAAGCAATATTATCTTTTAGTTGTTTAGAATCCGCTTCAATAGAATCATAATAAGCCGCCGCTAAGCCAACATTATCCAAAAATACTTGATAGCGCTTTAAAGATAAATCAGCCGCCGCTTGTGCGGCTAAGCCGGCTGTCGTATTAGTTAATTGTGCTGGTGTAAAGTTTTTTAACTTGGCTTGATTAGCCGCATTTTCATCACTAATACTTGTATTAAGTGCGGCATAACCGGCTCGCGTCGTTGGTAATACTTGATATGTAGCCGAAAAAGCAGCGGTTAATTGTTGAAAATCACGGGCTTGTTTTTGAGCATTTGTAAAAAATTTGTCATAAAAACTTTGAATAGCCGATTGAAAGTTTTGTAAACCACCGGCCGCTTGTACTAAAGCATCTGATAAAGAAATTGCATTATCCGATAATTTAACGCCCGCTTGAGCAAAGGCATCCTTAACCACAGCCACTTCGGACACAATACGCACCGCAGTTTCAAGCATTCCTTCACCCAACTTTTGATACTGGCCAATGATATCCCCAAATACAGAGGTTGCCATCGTATCTAAAGCCGTTGATATAACACCATTAAGCTTTTTAGCCGCGTCATCAGAGTTAAGCCCCGTTAAATCAATGCGCAGGGCAGGGATGACATATTCGTTAACTTTAGTTTGCAGATCCCCCCCAAAACTCTTAGCCAAGCTGGTCATAACCTCGCCCGTTGCCGAAAATATCCGGGTCATAGAGGATGTGACTTTACTATCAAGGGTCGTCATAACGGTATCGTAGCGCGTAGAATCGCTAAATAGATCCCACGTCCTCGTTTTTACTACATTATATTGTTGTGCCTGAAAGCCTTGTTGACCTACATTACTGAGTTGTTGCGAGGGAGTGCTGATACCGCGTTCAGTGACGCTTTTGTAGCCACCTGAAAATAAAAAATTAACTAACCCTAAGCCGCCATAAAGAGCAGTACCTAACTGACCGCTCAATGGGTTACGCATATCAATGCCTTTATTAGACAAATCCAATCCACCCGTTTGAAACACCTTGGTCACTGTATTTGTAATAGCCGACTGCAAATCAGACACACCCTGATTAATCCCTCTGAGTTCAACATATTCACTGGCGTGGATATCCTTTAACAGCTGATATGTTTTATCAATCGATTCTGATTTTGCCGTGCTATCACCTAATACAGATCCCGTATCCGGTGAAGATTTAGGGGGTGCTTGCACACTACTACCCCCAGCAAAGCCTAAACCTGCCATCGTTGCCATCATAGCCGCCACCGCCGCAAACCCAAATGGCCCTAATGCTGCAAACATAGCCGATGCCCCCGCCGCAATATTGGCAGGTATTTTTGCCAGTGTAGAAGCCATTTCTACTGCATCCATCGCTAAGCGAGCCACTGACAAAGTCACCTCTACCCCGTGAAAGGCTTTTGCCGCCACAGACTTTTGATCAAACATCTTAGCGGCTGCCCCGGCTATCTGACTAGCCCCAGCCAGTTGGTCTTTTAAATTCTTATTATTAAGCTCAGCCTCATGTTTTGCATACAATGCTGCATTGTCGGCTTTAAATTTAAGTTGTTTATTATATTCATCCGTGCCTTTTTGGGCATCGGGCACATAATTATCATTCTCAACTTGTTTAGCGTGGAGTTCTGTTAAAGCCTCCGTGTTTTTACCGATCGCGTCTACCATCGTACCAAATGCCCCCGCAACCGCACTAATCCCGCCTAATGCCCCATCAAACACTGCTTTAGTCACCGCTCCTAAATCGGAGGTCTGCGTTTTAGCTTGTTCAAGGCTTTTATTATAAGTTTCAAGTGATTGGGTGGCGTCCGCGTGTGTTTTACTAGCCGCTTCAAGCCCGGCATTTTTGTCAAACTGAGCTAGGATTGGGGCTTGCTGATTGGGTGCAATACCTTTATTCGTTAAAGTCAGCGCGTAATAGTCTCGGGCGGATAACGTCAGTTGCTTGTACTTATCAGTCAACGCGTCCATTTCAGACTTAGCGGACTCATTGGCTTTCGTTTCCGCTTGCTTGGTTTGTAATAGCGTTGTTTTTTCGATTAAATACTTTTTTTGTGTGTCAGATAAGCCACGTAATGCGCCTTTTTCGACATCATATTGCATGGCCTTTTTAGCGCTTGCATCTCCCTCCAGTGCAATCGACTTTAATAAGGTATCTACTTGGCTGGTGTAGCTAGACTCCAAGGCTGCTTTGCTTTGCACCTCCTTCTTCTCTGCAGATTCTTGGTTTTTTGTATTGGTGGTCAGAATTTTCTTAGCATCATTTAGCTGTAAAATAGCATTACTTAAAGACTCTATGCTGGCTTTTTCTTCAGGCGTCCCCTCAAATGATTGTGCATACTTTTTATTATACGTTTGAGGAGGCAAAGCCAATTTATCATATTGCGCTTGCAGCTTTTCGACTTCCTTAGCCGCAGTAGATTGTTTTGCAGTTTGCTCAGCCGCATTGGCTTGTTGCCAAACGCCCAACGCTTTAACCCCCAGTGCTAAACGCTGTTCTTCTGTAATTAAAAACCGACCCGTTGTGGCATCTAGCGTTTTAGCCGCTTCATTAGCTTCACGTATTTTTTGATTATAAACCTCTTGAGGACTCTTCAATGCCGTTAATTCAGCGGCCATATCACCACTTAATACCGCTGATTTTTCTTGAGCATTATTGTTAGCAATGATACTGGCAGTGATAGCATTATGGGTAGCCATACTGGCCTCGTGCTCCAGTCGTAACTGCCGTGCTCCTTCAAAATCCAGTTTTAATAATAAAACAGCCTTTTCAATTACATAATTTAAGGACTCCCATGTTTTTACAAGGTAATTAGCCGCCATCGCCCCGGCATTTTGCACCACCACAAACTGATTCAAATAATCGGCAATTTTCCACCCGATAAAGATAGCAACCCCTGCATTTAACGCGCCCATAGCGACCGATGCCAAGTTAAATCCAGAGGCTACACCTAAAGAAGCCCCAGCTAATGCTTCTTCAGCCGTCGATAAGCCCGCTGTTGCCGCCATCTGTGCATCTTGTGCAGCCGTGACTTGCGCGGATACTGCGGCTTGCTGTCTACCGAGTAGTGCTAACTCTGCAATAATAGCCGCACGCTTTTCTTCTGATATCGCTAAAGCCTCAGTAGCTTGGCGATTAAGATAAATAACGGACGTACTTTGAATCGTAGCTGAGGTTGCAGCAATCGTCGCTTCGGCTTGTGCAATGGTTGCGCCGACCTGCTGTAATCGTGCAATTATTAACGCTCTCTCAGCCATAATTGAGGCGGTGGTGGCCACTCCTGCCGCAACTTGCGCCCCTGTTTCTGCTACTAAGGCTTCAGCTCTGGCCACATTCACTTGTAAATTTTGCCTAATCGCAGCTGAATGGGCTAATTCAAGAGCGGCCGCTTCTGCAGCGGCCGCTCTGGCAGCGCTGAGGGTAGTGACATAACTCATCACACTAGCTGTCATTTTTACCGCAAAGACTGCCACGGCTACTTGTGCCAAGGTCGTTAAACCGTCGGCAATGGGTGTAAAATGGGTAGCAATAGCATTAAGGGAGTTGGCAAATGTACTCGTTGCCCCACTGGCATTATTAGCATCTTGAAGATAGCGTGCCCATGAGGTTGATATATTTTCAAGAGCCGCCCCAATTGTTAGTGGGATAGCAGAAAAATCTCGATGAATTGCAGCGGATTGGGCGTGTAGTGCATTAATCACCACTTCAGAACTGAGCTGGCCCGCCTCAGCCATCGCCCTTAATTCACCCTTCGTTTTACCCGTGGCAGTGGTCAGCGCATCCACAATGCGCGAACCATTTTCCATCACCGAGTTAAATTCATCACCGCGTAATACCCCAGACGACAAAGCCTGTGATAATTGAATCATCACCGATTTGGCTTCTTCGGTACTAGCCCCAGAGATCTTGAAACCTTCATTTAAGGTAGTGATCATTTCTAGCGTGGTTTTAAAGCTACCGCCACTACTTTCAACCGATTTATTCAAGCGCCCAAACATGGTAATATTCGCTTCCAAACTAGACCCAGTCGCTTTGGCTATCTGCGTTAATGCTGTATTAGCCGCACGATAATCAGCAAGACTGCTGGTAGCAATTTTCACCCGGCTGTCTAATAAAGTCATCTTATCCGCTAACATCACAGCATCTTTAGCGATGGATGAAATCCCTAGTCCTAAAACTAACCCCGTGCCATAATGACCCACTCGGGCAATCGCCCCAGAAAACCGATTAATCGCACTGCTGGCATTATCAGCCTCAGTACCAATGCGTTGCACAGCGACTTGAGTACCATTTAATGCTTGTGCAGTACCATCGGCATTGACCCGAATCCGCAACATTAAATTCATATCATTGGCCATTGAGGATCCTTATGCTAAAAATCTTACTTTTTTTAATTGGGTTATTTTATGTATGCCATAAAATCTTATTTGCTATTTATAAGCATATTTTTAGACTTTAAGGCTTTTTGTTTTTAGCTAAGAATTGAACGACGGTTTTACTAAATAACATCACGCCTCTAAAGACCTCAGTATCCAGCACGATTCCACAGCCTTGCCAAATAATATGCGCGGCTGTATAGTCAAGACCCATTAAATCCCCCATGCCTGACACTTGCCAGGCACAACCATCAAGCCTAAAAAAGGCCTCCAGCACCGGCCAGTTTTCGGGTAAGACCGCAAAATCCGTCGCTTCAGGTTCTGTTATGACATCCGGTAATTTTAGCGTTATCCCCAACATCGCCGCATCCTCTTCCATGAGGTCGGTGCTTAAATCAGGTTGCGGCTGACAATAATATTCAGCCGCCGCTATTAGTTTTTTCGTTTTGCCCCGGCAATGGATTCAAAAAAACCTTTCACTAAAGCCTGCTTAACCCCATAAACATCTAACACCGCCGCTTTGTGTTTAGGATTGCTAAACTCAATTGGCAGGTCGTGTTCATCATAGATATCAGACCAATCAACCAACACAATATCGACCAAATCTTCATCCGTTAATTTAGCTGGCTCACCGTCTTGGGCCGTAATATCTTTGCCCAGTTGTTCAACTTCAGATTGACTTAAGCGTTTAAATTCCGCGTTAAAACTAAATTTTTTATACTTGCCTTTATCACCCACAATTTCCAACTCAACTGGGTAAACATACGTTTCTGATAAATCGATTTTAAAAGCCATTGATAATTCCTAATAAGGTAAGATTAAAGCGAGGACGTGAGTGCTATTGTTATCACGTCCTAAAGTTATTATTTGCAAACAATGCGTATTTCGTTGTTACCACCTGTTAAGGCGGCTGTTAATTTAGGTTGAAAATCCAGAGAAAAATCCAGCATGACCATATTATCTTGCTCCGAATACTTAGGCTGACCAATTTGGCAAAGTGGCGCCCAGATTGAGACATAATCAGCCAATTTATTACCATGTCGAACATAAAACTGCGCAGGTGTATCCGATCTAATCACGCCCATGTAATAAGTAACCAGGCTTGAACTCGTTGCATCAATGGTGATAGACCCTTTAATCTTCCTATCTGAAATAACGCATAACTCAGACCCTATGAGTTGTCGATGCACCACGGCGTTACCCATATCAATCGATAATTTACTAAAACTGGGTGAAGCACCCACCAAATTAAATTGATTTGTATTAGTAGAGCTAACTACAACAGGGGCTTCCCACGCGGTAAAATCACCAATAATCTGAGGTAAAGCAGAAATATCACCCAATAGACCTGTAAAAGTCCACTTCATGACAGGGAATTGTTTAATAGTCATATCAATACTAAACGTTCCGCGTGCACCGTAAAGAATATGATTTTGACCATCAATATTGACGACAAACGTAGCTGATGAATTTGACGCACTGGCAATATCACTATTTAAGGTATAGACAGTCGATCCCGTTAGATTGTAAACAGTCGAAGGGTTAGCTGAGGTATTAAGAGGCGCATTAAGCGTTACTACGCGTGTCTGAGAGTTATAAGCTATTATCTCGCGAGTCTCAATAATTGATGCGGGTATCCCTGCGGATAACCCAGATGCCAAAGTCACACTGATCAGCGTTTGACCTACGTATTGGTCATCGGTAAAAGCTGAGTTAGACGCTAATTTAAGAGTCGTATTGGTATTATCAAAAACCCCAATAAGATCGTAGGTCGTTGTGCCTGAAGTTTGAGCCAATGTAACGGGAGCAGAGAGTGTCGCTGTTTTAGTTGCACCATTATAAGCC